AGTTCTTGCTTCTTTGGGTTGGAGAGTTTTGAGATTTACGGAACAAGCAATTGGAGAACAACTTGATAAGGTTCAGCAAGTTATAAAAAAGGAAGTTTCTGAAGCTTCTAAAGAAAAGAAGCAACTTTCGAAGAAGGCTAATTCAGATAATGTTGCGAAATATAGTAGTAGCGATTTTGCCCCTTTTGAAGGATGTATTGTTTCAAAACCATTTACTCTAACTGATGAGATAAAAGAAGTATGAGCAATCTAATATACAATTTGAGCAAAGTTTCTGGTCGAAAAAGGATCAAAGATCGCGGTATTAAGTGGGAAGAAATTTATAGAGAAAGATCTAAGCCTTTGAAAGAAAAGTTTGAACAACAGGTTGGACCTGGTTCTTATTATCGTTGGGAAGGACATGATTTTACTACAAATTCTATTTATTATATAGTTGTTGGACCATCTGTTCAGAGTAATGTTGGAAAAATGTTTTTTGCAGGAATAAAGAAGATTCCTATTGAAGAATTTACTAAAGATCCTGATACAAAAACATATAGTCCTTACGGAGAATATTTTCCTACTATTAAAGGCGCTTTAATATACGCTAGTCAAAGATGGGGAACAAAGGTTCCTAGGAATCAAGTTCCTTATACAAAAGAATCGTTAGCTAATGCAGATATACCGGAGCATGTTAAGGCATGATTGATTTAAACGCCAATATTCTTATAAAAAATTTACTAAAACAGGCTGACATGGCTTCTCAGCCAGGAACTGTTAATGTAAAAAATAGAAGTCTTGATTTCCATGTATTTGATAGGAATAGACTTAAGCAACATTTATCTAAATTACCAGAAGTTGTAAAACAAAGTTTAGAAAAACAAATTTCTGATTTTGATAAAGCATTTTCTCAATTTCCTTCTGCTCAACATAAAGATTATTCTGGAATGTTAAGAATAGCTTATGCAGAAGATAGGTTGATATCAGAAGAAAAACTTTCGCAACTTCAAAAACAAAATCCACAACTTGTAAATACTGCTCAATTTGTCAGAGATTATGGAATACAACTTCCTCCTGATAGTGCTGGTGTATCAAATGGCCAAAAAATAGACAAAGGAATAGGTTCTAAACATTGGTTTTCTATATTTGGCTATGCTTATCAGGATTTAGGAGCAACAGGTAAAGATTATCATGTTAATCAAAAAAGAAATAAAGTTGCAAGACAAATACAAGAGAATGTTACTGGTAAGCAATATCGTAATTCAATAAATGGAACTTTTCAAGTTGTTGCAATAGGACAAGGTTTTACTTTTGCAATAGTAAGCGAAGGTGGAACAACTTATGTTTTTGATTCTACTGTAACTTCAAATAGTATAACTATGAGAAAGTTTTTTAATGAACCAATTATTATGGGCAAAAGTGCAGTATATGTAACTCAAGATCATATAAGTTATATAAATAATGCAGATGCAATTATTAGTCAAAATCCAGAACAAGAGAAATTTATTTGGGGAATATTTGCAGACCAAGCTAATGGTTCTTTCTATCTACAAAAGAAAAGTCGCTATGGAGCAGGAGGAAGACCTGCTATAGATAGAGATACTGGTCAAAAAATTGAAAGAACTGTTGGAGATAAGGTTTTTCTTAATTTTAATCAAGTTCAATCTCTTGCCAATCAAAATACTCTTGGTAAGGTTTATAGAGTAACGGCTCAATCAGAAGAAGATTTTGATGCGCAAGAAGTTGCTAGCGGATATAAATATGTTTATACAATAGAAGATGAAAATACTATTCAAAAAATTATAAATCCTAGAAATAGAGAAGAATTTGCCTATTCTGTTCCAGCTCTTAAGCAATTAAGACAGTGGTTAGAAAATAATAATAAATCTGTACGTTTTGACGATAATGGTAATATTGTTGATTCTGCTGAAGATATACATACGTCTTTAGAAGGATTTATTATTTATATGGCTGGTCCAGATTTTTCTAGTGGATCTTCGTTTGGAGAAGGAAAAACTTTTGGCAAACATGATATGGTCCAAAATAAAGATATACCAGAAAACGATATGGTAACAACAATAGGAAATGATGTTGTTGTTAAAAGAGAAACATTTGTTGTTGTTGCAAAACAGATATCTATACCAAGAATGATTGCTAGCGAAAGATATTATGAAAATAAATTTAGTCAAAAGAAAATTGTTTTATCTCCTTGGAGAGAAGTTAGAAGCGGTCTTTCTTCTTTATCCGAAGCTGTTGCTGAAATGAAAAAAATAATAGTAGGAAGCGGAGGAAGAATCGTTGAAGATAATGAGGGAAACCTTGTTATGCAAGATCCTTTGAGTAGGTTGCAGCCGGATTCAAGAGGAATTCAAAAGGCAGATAAAGCTTTTCAAGAGTTTAGAGGGAATCAGCCTCCAAAAGCTCAGTTACCTCAAGCTCCTCAGAGGCCTCCGGAACAAATTGAGCCGCCGGATGTTGGAATGGGAAATATTGCTAATAGTCTTATTAGGAGATTAAATTCAAATGTTTGAAAAAAGAGCCAAGACAACTGAAAATAAGATGGCTATAGAAGCTCTTCATGTTCCTACACAAGGAGCTTGGAGTTTCTATAATACTTCTCGTATTAAAGTTGCTTCAATAGATAAAACAAAACAATCAGATCTTGGCGGTTTTGATCTTGTTGCTGCAATAGAGAAAAACCCAGATAATCTATTTGTAAAAGTTTTTGCTATAAAAGCAAACGAAGTAAACGATAACGGAGACTGTTTTAATGAAGAAGAACTAAAAAAAGCTGCTTCAACTTTTGTTGGAGTTCCAGTCTTTGTTAATCATCAAAATGATAATGTAGAAAACGCGAGAGGCAAGGTTGTTCACTCTTGGTATGATGATCCTAGCAAAGGAATATACTGCATTAATATGGTTGATCGTAATGCATATCCTAGACTTGCTAGAGGCATTGAAGAAGGGTATATAACAGGAACCTCAATGGGCGCTCAAGTTGGTTATTCTATATGTTCTATATGTCATAATAAAGCAGCAACAGCAGAAGAATTTTGTTCACATATTAAGAACGGTAAAAATAGAAAAATTAGCGGAAAACATGAATGCAAATATCATCAAAGCCCTTGCGAACCAGCAGATAAATGCCCTTTAGATGGAACTAAAAAGGGAGATTCTCACGAATTGCTTCATAAGGAAGCAAAAGTTTATGAATGGAATTATGATATTAAATTTATTGAAGATAGCTTCGTTGTAAATCCAGCATGTCATGATTGCTTGGTTTGTGATATACTTAATGTTGATGCTATAAAGAAAGTTACCTCAAGTAAGATATTAGAGCTAAAGAAGGTTGCTTCTTCTCTGAGCGAAAAGGTAAAATTAATGCTTGATGGTTCTCTTGAGAAGACCGCTGGCAAGACAGAAGTTGAGGCCTTGACGCAAGCCATGAATCTTATGGAGCATGTCGCTCGCTCTATGATGGCTCAAAAACAGCAAATTCAGCTTGATTATGTAAGTGATCTTGTTGAGCAACTTGCTAGCGTTCAATCTCTTACAGATGAATTAGTTGAAATGGGTTATGCTCAATTGCCTTCTCCTTCTGAACAGCAAATTGCTCTTGGTAACATTATGCAAGCCCCTACTGGTGGACAATCTCAACAAGTTATGAATCCTTCGCAGATTCCACAACAGCCTGCTCAAAATTTATCTCAACCAGCTTCTAGCCCTGGCGGAGCTTCATCTAGCCTTGGTGATTTAGGAAGCGTAACTAGACCGACTTTTACAGGCGCTTCTGAAGAATTAAAGAAGGATTTTTTAAAGCAATCAGAGAATATTAGCAATAAGTTAAATAGTATTAGTTCCGCATTGAATGGATCTTTAGTTTTATTGGCGCAAAGGAGCAACGAAGTGGCAAATTCTGAACATATTGCCGAAGTATCTAACGGCAACCTTAAAATAATTGTTGCTAATATAGAAGATAGCGGTATAATTGTTGGCAAATGGAAAGATAATAAACTTGTAAGTTGGGCCTCTTCTGAGGAATTTGGCGATGAAGTTAAAGGACTTTTGGCTTCTAATCCTCAAGAAGCTGCAAAAATAATAATAAGTCAATATCAAAAGGAATTAGGAGTTAACATGGCAGCAAATACAACAAAAACAGCGTCTGGCGATTCTTCTCAACAAGAAGTTACAACACAAAAGCAATTGGACTCTGCTGGACCTCTTCATCCAAGAGAAGACAAAGCTCCTTCTGTAATTACTCAAGCTCAACTTGAGGGCAAGGGAGAGCTTAAGCCAGTTAATGACACAACATCAGATGATAATCAGCTTCGCAAAGATGCTGCTCCAGAGGTAATCACTCAGGCTCAACTTGAGTCTTTGGATGGACCTCTTGCTCGTTGGAATGACTTCCCTGAAGTTATAACTCAAGCTCAATGGAACGAAATGAGCCGTCGTGTTTCTTCTTCATTAGGAAGTGATTATACAGATCAAATTACTCAAGCTCAATTACAGAGCTTACAGAAGTCTCATAAGTGGACGCCACCTGAGACGATTACTCAAGATCAACTTAATTCTCAGAAGAAAGTTTCTCCAGAAGGAAAGTCAGATTCTGAGCGTTGGGCATCTTCTGCTAAGAACCTTGTAAAGGCTGCATCTGCAACCGTCGCTGACGCTATTGCAAACTATGGTCTTACTCCATCTGACGTTGCTAAGGCAATGAATCAAATTTCAGCTTCTCCATATGCAGCTATTAAGGCTTCTTATTTGACTCTTGTAAATGGTTCACCTGCTAAGATTGAAGCAAGAGTTGCAGAACGCAAGCGTTCCAATTACTTTGCTAAGACAGCAAATACTTCTTCAAGCCTTTCTCCTGTTAATGGCCTTCTTTCTGCTATGGGTGATAACATTGGTTATCTCAAGGCAGAAGATTTTGTTAGCGCAGTAAAATTTGTTGTAACTGATAAGAAAGCTTTTGCTTCTGCTGAGAATGCAGCTCAAATTAAACTAGCTTCTCGCAATAATGATGAGGTAGAAATTGTTGATAGCGAAAGTTCTTTCCGTCAGGCCTTTGCTGAACTTGATCGTCCTGAAGACGGTCTTTATAAGATTTGCGGAACACTTACTGAGGACGTAAAAGTAGATCCTTCTAATAAAAATGAATTTATGAACGCTTTATTTACCTTTGCAAAGAGCAATATTGATGTTCCTTTTGTTATTTCTAAAGTAGATTTAGATAAACAAGCTGGAGTTTTTGAGATTGAGTGTAAGGAAGAAAGATGCTGTTCTAACGAAGAAAAAACAGCTTTTGCTTCAGCTCTAACTCAAGTCAAGACAGCTACAACAAAGCCTCAAGAAAAAGCAGCTCGTTCAGCGAATAGATCTAATCTTGTTAAAGAAGCTCAAATGATGGGCGGACAGATGGGTGGAGGCATGGGCGGTGGTGGTCCTCAAGCTGGCGCAGGAGCAACTATGCCTGGCGCTGATATGGGTGGCGGCGGTATGCCTCCTGCTGAAAATCTAGGCGGTCAACCTGGAGATTTAGGCGGCGAAGAAGGTGGAGAAGATATGATGGGTGGAGAAGGCGAAGACATGCAACCAAAACCACCTGGCACCATATGTCCTGTTTGTGGATCTAGCGACGTTGACGTTCTTGATGGTAAGGGTAAGTGCGGTAATTGCTCTGCTGAATTCTCATATAAGGTTCAACTTGAAATTACTAAATACCCTGGCCTCCTTGACTCTGGCGGAGAAGAAGGAGAAGGACAAGAAGGCGCTCTTGGTGGAGAAGGTGGAGACGAAGGGGGAGAAGGTTTTGCTCTTCCTGAAGGCAATGACCCAGCAACTCTTCCTGTTGCCGCAATGACTCAAATTAGAACTGAAATGATTAGAAAGGCTTCTTCTGAAGCTAAGGCTGCTGGAAGAGAATGGTCGTTGGGAAGTATTTCTCCTTACACTGGCTCATCGAGTGTTATGAAGCTTGATAAGAACAAGTTCTTGTGTCTTGATACAGGCGCTACTTATGAAGTTCATGTTGCTGGAGTTGAGAAGAAGGGCAAGAAGGCTGTTTTTGCTGAATGGAGATTTAATGCTCTTCCATTGAGCCATAATTGCGAAAGTTGCCGTAGAAAGAAGAATTCTTTTGCTTCTGCTCTTAAGACTCACGGAATTAGCGAAGAGGTTTTTGATTCAATGCTTCTTCTTGATAAAGGTAACACAGTTCTTGCTATGAAAGAAAAAGGATTACTAAATAATATCAAAACTGCTTCTAAGGGTTCTTCAGTTATAAATAGTCTTAAGAAAACAGCAGGTTTTGGTAGTAAATTCCCAATAGAAACTTGTAGAGAAAAGATTGCTCGTAAGTATGGAGAGAACGCTCTTGCTCTTAGCGGTCCATGCGAAGGTTCAAATCTTGCAGACTGTGTTTGCAAGAAGCTTTCAACAGCAGGTGTTTATAGCAATGATATCGCTATAAAGGTTGCATCTGTTTGGGCTGGCGAAGATCAAATGGTTCAATGTGTAGAAGACTTTGTTCGTAGTAAAAAGTTCTCCATGAAGCAAGCTTGTTTCGTATGTGACCAACTTAAGACAAAGTATGCTCAGTTTGATGATAGTCTTGCTGATGAACTCGGCGGCGATGTTGGAGGTTCTACTCCTCCTGGCGGCGGATCTTCTGTTCATGTTGAAGCTCCTATGGATGGAGAGCAAGGTGGAGATGCGGGAGGCTTCGGCGATGTAGATCCATTTGCTAATGAAACCGGCGGCGAACCTGGCGGAGATATAGGTGGAAGTCTTGGTGGTGAAACTGGCGGCGATCCAATGGGTGGCGGTCTTGGTGGAGGCACTATAAAGATTGAACTTCCTCTTGATGTTCTTCAAAAGTTTGATGAAGCTATTGATCTTGCTAAGGGCGAAAATCCTGGCGAAGAAGCTCATCATCAACTTCCTCTTAATGGAGAAGCTATTGTTGAAATGCCTGGACAAGTAGCGGAAGGTCTTGATCAAGTTGCCGACCAAGCTCTTAATACAGCAGTTGATGCAACTGAACAATTAGGTGGAGATCTTGGCGGAATGGGTGGAGGTCTTGGTGGAGCAATAGAAGCTGTTGATGAAGCTGTAAGCGAAGCTCCTGGACATACAGATATAAATCCTGTTGAACATACAGATGCTCCTGAGGGTGGAGAGCCTGGTGAGTCTGAAGTTCCTTCAGAGTCTGGCGAAACAGAAGTTTCTCCTTCAAGTGATAGTCCTTTTGATGGCGGAGAAGAATCTAGCGAAGGCCATACAGAAGGCGAGGAGTCTTCTGAAGGTGAAGAAAATAGTGAAGGAAAAGAGGATTCTGGCTCAGATTTCTTGAACAAAGAAAGTGACGAATCGGAGAAACACCACATGGCACAAGCTGATATGTCAGCTAGAACATTCAAGAAGGGCAAGATTGGCGGAACTGGCGAGATTAATCTCGACCTCAGCGAAGTCATGAATGTTCTTGCTAAGCAGAATAAGTCTGTCAAGGTTGCCAAGGAAGTAACTCTTAATAAAGTTCAAGATGACAAGGATATTGGCAAGTATCAAGGTGATTCAACAATGGGTCACGAAGAGAAATTTGACGCCAAAGATCCCGAAGTCTTTACTGGTGATGCAACTATGGGTGGAGAAAAAGACGCTGGCTTAAATAATGACAAGCCTAAAGCATCATTTGACTCTGGCGGCGCTGAAATGGGAGATGAAAAAGCTCAAGGCTATACGGCTGAAAAGCAAAATCAATCTACTGGCGGCGAAAAGGGACAAGGAAATATTTCTGCATCAAGTAAGGCTCGTGTTTCTTCTTTAGCTGAAAGAATAGTTAATGCTGCTTCTCAAAAAACAGCTAATGAAAAGAAGTTAGAAAAAGCATCTCCTGTTCAAGAAGATGGAGATACCAAGCCATATGCAGCAAATAAAGACAATCCTAAGAGCGGAAATCCTATAAAGCCACAAGAATCTGCGGATATAGGAAAAGTTGAGGCTGGTGATTCGAGCTTTTTAGGACATGAAAAAGAAACTTTAACAAACGTACCTAAAGAAGAAAATTCTGCTCCAAGCATTCCTGCTGGTGGCGGAAAGAATCCTAAGTACGACACAAAGTACGATGCTGAAAAACAAACAGCACATAAGGGAACAGTAATCGCTAGTGGCGATACAGAGTCCTTGGCGGCAAGAAAAGAGGCTGCAACAAGAGTCGCAGGTCGTAAGCTCAAAGCAGGCATGATAACAATAGATAAGCTTGCTTCAGAAATCGAGAAGCTTTCTCGCTATGAGCCATCTGACTTAAAAGACATTGATGCAGCTTTATTTGGGGCTTCCAAGAAAGGACTCGACACTGTTGCAAGGGGCGCTGAAAAGCCCATAGTCATATCTGAGAAGAGCAATCAAAGAAAAATTGCAAGTGAATTGAAGGATTCTTTACAGAGTTTATTTACTCTAGATAAGAGAAATGTTCAAGCTCAGGATGATCCGACTATAGATATTAGAAAAAATAACTATAGATCATAAGTTAAGTTTAGAAATTAAGTATAGAAAAATCAAAGGAGATTTTCAAATGGCTCTTATTCCAAAGTATCATACAGCAGTTGCAATGTTCCCAGTTGATCCAGCAGATGTTGCTCTTGTTAACTCAGGCTCTTCTGACGCAACCTACGGCATTTATGCCGGTCAAGTTGTTGGACTAACAAGCACTGGCTACATTAAGAAAGCAACCGCAAGCAACGCTTCTCCAACCATTTTGCCTCTTGGCTTGGCAGGAGATTCGTTGGCTGCTTCAGCAGGCCATAACGCATACCAAGACAGCTTGGTTGTAAATCCAGGTGGAATAAAGAAATCTACTCAGAACAGAGTTTCTGATTATTTCAATGAAACACTTGGTTCAGGACTTTTGACTGTTTATATAACAGGCGGAGAGTTCTACACAGACATGTTCCTTAATACAGATACGTTTACTGTTGGTGCTAAGGTTTACGCAAACCCAGTTGCTGCCTATACAACTGCTAATGCAGGCCTAATAACTTGTTCCACCACATCAAACGCAAGCCAGGTTGGTGTTCTCACCTCTGGTAAGAACGGATATCCAAGCGGAGTTCCAGGAGCCGTTAACGCATCAGACTATTCTATGTCTTTGAACTCATATAACGGAACTGGTTTTATTTCGTTTATTATGCAACTCTAATGTTGCATTGTCTTAGAAGAATAGTTTTCTTCTAAGAAAAAGGTTTATTGTGATTCTGAGGTCTATTAGAAAAAGATATTCGGAAAACATTAAGGAGTATTTCAGATGAGTCTTGTAAAAAACTATAACGATGAACAAAAAGAAATGATCATCGCTCAGGCATTGGAAACAGATGAGGGTCGTACTGCCCTTGCACAGGCAATGGTAGAGCCAATCCGCCGTTCGCTAGAATACCAGGCGGTTGGTCGTAAGCTTTTGATGGTTGATGAGTTGCCTCAGGGCGCTCTTGCTCGCTACGAAAGAGACGTTGCAGCAATTGCATTCGTTGTATCTCGTAGAGGCGCAGTTCCTGATCAGATTCAAGAAGGCGAGGAAATCCTCGTTCCAACTTGGGAGATCGCAGCTAACCCAACCATTCGTCTTAGCGAAATTAAAGCACGTCGTTTCTACATTGTAGACCGCGCTCAGATTAAGGCTAAGGAAGCAATTCAGAAGGAAGAGGATGAGCAAATCTTTAATGCATGCATTAATGCTGCTCGTTCTGATCAAACCGTCACAGGCGTTGCTCCATTGACCCCAACGAACTTGAACACAGCTTTCCGCGAAATCGAACAGCATGATCTTGTTTGTACTAAGGTTGTTATGCACGCTAACCGTTATGCAGAAGTTCGCTTCTTCAACGGTAACGGCGGAACAACGGCTTCCTATCGTTTCTACGATGAAGCTACAACTAGAGAAATTCTTACAACTGGTCTATACGGCCACTTGTGGACAGCAGATCTTCACGTTTCATCTCGTATGGCTGTTCAGTATGTTCTCTGCGTAGCATCTCCTGATACAGTTGGTGCGTTCCCTATTCGTCAAGACATCACAGTTCTCCCTGCTGATGATCCTAAGAAGTTGCGTCTTGGATGGGTTATATACGAAGAAGTTGGCGTTGCAATTATCAACGACTATTCTATCGCTCTTATAACTCTAACTGGTTCTACAACCTAATACTTTGTTTTACTAGTAGTCAAAATGACTAGATAGGTCGCTCGAAAGGGCGACCTTTTCTTTTTGTGAAATATTGTATTTTGTCGATAATTTTTTCGATAAATAATTGTGTTTTGAAATGGAGAATAAATGCTAAAACTAACTCTTAGACAAATTGCCCCTATGATTAATAGTCTTAATTCAGTTATGAATTTGCCTCTTCCTGCAAGAGATTCCTATAGACTAGGAGTTGCAGCTAAGCTTATTCAGGAAAGAATAACTGTTTATGAGCAGGCTAGACAAAATTTAGTAAATAAATATGGTGAAAAAATAGAGCAAGAAGGGGTCATCCGTGTAAAACCTGAAAACATAGACTCCTTTTCTAAAGAGATAGAAAATCTTCTTCAAGAAGAAGTAGAAGTAAATATAACTCCTATTCCTATCTCGCTTTTAGGAGAAGCAAAAGTAAGTGCTGTTGATATGGCAAATCTTGCTCCATTCTTTTCAGATACTGAATAAATTATATAAATAACATACTTTTCACGCCTCTCATTAGAGATAATGAAGCGCATTTTGGATTAGTTAAATAGAGTTTCTGGAGAATGGAGAGTAAAGCCCGCTGTAAGGCGGGTTTTCTTTTTGCGCCGATAAAGTAGTATGAAGTTTATAAATAATACTAAAAATTCTGTACAGCTTGAAGATATAAAAATATCAATACCCTATGAAGATAAAGTTGTTCAAGAAATAGATACTCAATTAGTTAAAAAAAGCTTTTCTTTTCAGCAAATGGTTGCTATGGGAGGCTTTGAAGTTGTTTCAGCTTCTTCTGATCGTATAGAACAAAATCTTTTTAGAATAAGCAAAAATAATAAACATGTTGAAATCTCTGAAGAGAAAAAAATAGTAAGATCAAATAGTGGTCATAAAATTGAAGTTATTATAAGAGGTCATTTTTATGAAGCTTCTGGATATTCTAAAGTTAATAAGAATTTAGCTATCGCCCTTCATAGGCAAGGTATTTCAGTAGAAATAGATCCTATTTCTACTAAAAATAATGATATGAATGAGATTGAAGCGAAAGTTTTTTCTATTTTTAGAAAACCTGTTGGAAATAAAGCGATTCTAATTGATAGCGTTATTCCTACGCAAGCCAATCCGATGGAAGGTAATTATAATATTCTTTATACAACTACTGAATGCTGTAATGTTCCAAATCAGTTTATAGAAGCTGCTTTAAGGTACGATGAACTTTGGGTTACAAGTTCTTTTAGTAAAAAAGCTTTTAAAGATGGTGGTTATAAAAAATCAATTAGCATTGTCCCTCCTATTATAAATAAAGGCTTGTATAATGATAACGTTTCGCCTTATACATTTAGACCTTCTTTGAAATCATTTTCTTTTTTAAGTGTTCTTACATGGAATTACCGTAAAGGTTTAGATGTTTTGTTGAAAGCGTATTGTAAAGCTTTTAGTAATAATGATGACGTGTCTCTTGTTCTTTTAATATCTGAGAAATCAATAAGTCAGCAAAATGAAATAAGAAAAGAGATCAGAAAATATACTGATTTTTATGGATCTCCTCATGTTTGTGTTTGTATGAAAACGATTCCTGAGTATCAGATGCCGTCTTTTTATAAAGCTTGTAATGCTTTTGTGTTACCAACAAGGGGTGAAGGTTTTGGCCTTCCTTTTTGTGAGGCTTCTCTTTGCGGTTTACCTGTTATATCAACTAGATATGGCGGACAACTTGATTTTTTATCGGATAACAATTCAACGCTTATAAATATTGATAATATTGAAATACTTAAACAAGGAACTACTGGAATTCATTATTGGGATGGTCAAAAATTCCCAAACTTAAAATCTGATCAGTTTATTTCTGATCTTGCATCTTCTATGAAATATGTTCGTTATAATTATAATCTAATGTTAGAAAAAAATAAACTATTACAAGATAAGATTCAATCTTTTAGGGGAGAAACTGTTGGTAGTCTTGCGAAGAATCTATTGTTACCTGTTTGGAATTCATTGAAGGAGCAAAAAATTGATAGTTTTTCTAAATATATTAAATAAAACAATTACTATATGCGATAAAGTTGTTAAAACTTATCCTTGGTCAAAAATAAAAGATATTACTTCAGCACTTGAAGGAAAAGAAGTTTTATATGTTTCAGAAGCTATAAATGTTCCCGGAGAACATGTAATAGATTTTATAATTCAAGATTCTCAAGAAAGCTCTAATAATCATGAACAAATACTCTTACAAGATCAGGAATTATATATACATTCTAAAACAAAGATTAAAGTAGCTGCAAATTATAACGGAAAAGAGTATTTATTTAAAGGATGTCGTGATTTTGTTTCTTTGTCTTCTTTGCCAGAAGGTATGTTAGAAAAGTGTAAAATGATTGTGGAAGGATTAAAGAATGGATTGCTGGAGATTGTTAATAGCGAAGAAAAAGCTTTTCTTGAACAACAATATGAAGACGAAATTGAAACAAAAAGAGAATCTCTTCAGAGATTAGAAGATACAGTTAAGGGGTCTTTAGACGATCCTATTGAAATTGATCTTTCTGGCACAGGAAATTTTAAAAGAGGTAAAAAGTGAATATAGCAATTTTGAATTATGGAGAACCTTGGCAAGTTTTAGTTTCAACTTCTCTTGTTCAGGGATTAAGAAAAAAATATCCAAATAGTGATATTTATTTTTTTTGTTCTCAAGACAGTTATCCCATTCTTCAATATAATTCTAAAATACATGTAATTAGCGGTTATACTCAAAATATATCCAATTCTTTTGATTTAGCGATAAATATGACTCCATCTATTGAGTCTTCAAGTTTTATGTCTGAATTAGACGCAAAAACTAAGTTAGGTTTTTATGAATTTAATGGAAACGTAGTTAGTGCAAACAAGGACGCTGAAGAATATTTAGATATTATGAGTAATAGGAAAATAACAGAAAAAAATATCTTACAAGTTTTTTATAAACTTTGTGGATTGACTTGGAGGGGAGAGGGATATGATTTAACCTATTTCCCTAAAAATAGAACTAATAAAAATAAAACTGGAATAGCTATATCACATGACGATTTAAGGCATTTTGTTAAAAATAATCTTAAACTTCAAATGTCTGAAATTTATAGTGTTCCAATAAGAAAAAATATATTTAAAAAAATAGATGAAATAAACAGATGTATGTATATAATAACAGATGATTTATTTATATTACATTCAGCTATTGCTCTTAGGAAAAATGTTGAATTTTTAGATACTCAAGGAATTACAACTAGAATAGAATTTTTTGGAAAAGGCAATTATTATAGGATAACAGATGGAGAATGGTCGTTTCAAAACCAAAAAGATAGAACTGAAAAAAGTTCATAATCAACCTAAGCGTAAAGTTAATTACACTCCATCTCTTTTTGGATTTAAAGATATTTATGGAACAGGTAAATTTGTTAGAGTTTGTATTATTGATAGCGGTGTTCCTGTTCATAAAGATATTTTAACAGATGATTTTAAGAGTAAAAATTTTACAAATAGCGGAAGCGTTAAAGATGTTTATGGACATTCAACCTCTATATCTGGAATTATTGCAGCTAATGGTAAAAATGGAATAAAAGGATTCGCTCCAGAAACCGACTTATTTTATGCTAAATCTCTTTTAGATAGTGATGGAGAGGGAGATTTTGATTCTATTATTCAATCTCTTCTTTGGGCTATAGTCAGAGATGTTGATATAATACTTATGTCTTTTGGTTCTGCAAACAACCATGAAGGACTACATGATGCTATAAAAAAAGTTTATAAACATGGAATATCAATGTTTGCTGCTTGTGGCAATTGTACTATAAGAACTAAAGACGCAGACTTTCCTGCAAGATATGACGAGGTTTTTTCTGTTGGATATTCGAATAGTATAAATTGTAATGAAGTTATAAAAGTTCAAGGAAAAACTAAAGGAATTATTTTGCCTTCTCAAGATTTTGAAACAACTTTTGTTGATTCAAAGTTTGCAACAATGTTTGGTAGCAGTATGTGCGCTGCTGTAGTTGCAGGTGTTTCTGTCCTTGTTTTTCAGAATATGAGAAAAAATGGATTAGATGTCAAAAACCCTCAAGCTTTATATGATGAAATAGGTTATTTGTCTTGTAAAAACTAATATGGAGTTTATTTAATAAAATGCCTTATGTGCCTAGAAATAGATATTTCTATCCAAATGCTTCTCAGATAGATTTTTTGCCATCTGATTTATTAAAATGGCTTTCTAATCCAGGCACGGTTGAATTAGCTCTTAATGAATTAGGTAGTAGATTATATGAAGTTGAAATCAATACAGAAGGATCTCCTACAGATGCTTCTCTTATTACATATACTCCATCAGATGAAGCCCTTAGTTGTTGGTATGGTAGTTCAGATCCGGGAAATGTTGATTCTGCTTTAGATCAAATAATACTTAGATTATGTGATATTGAAGCCGGTTTTGTAGACAGCGGCTTAAGTGGTTATTCAGGATATAGCGGCTATAGCGGAGCTACAGGTTATAGCGGAATTTCAGGTTATTCAGGATATAGCGGAGCCATAGGCGGAGATAGTCAACCATTTACGTGGACAACTGTTACTGGCTCAGCTAATACAGGTGAAGTTGGTGTAAACAACGCAACTTATAGTAGTATAAATACATTATGGATAGATATTTATAATCAAGATTTAATATCAATATCTGCATGGGTGAACAATTTAGCAAATCCAAACAATGTAATAAAAGTATTTGGAAGAAACAACCCAAATAATTTTATTCATATGAGAGTAAATAGTACCAGTAAATCTTTAGGAGATAACACCGAGATTGGTTTATCAGTAGTATACATAACTCATAATGGTACTTTTTCTAACGGTGACAATGTTATTGTTACAATGGCAAACGGCGGCTCTTCAGGAACAAGCGGATATTCTGGTTATTCTGGAAGATCAGGCTTTAGTGGTTATTCAGGTTCAGGAATTTCTGGATATAGCGGTTATTCAGGAATAAGTGGCTATTCTGGGTATAGTGGAATATCTGGTTATTCAGGTGATAGTGGCATTTCAGGATATTCAGGTTATAGTGGTTCTGGAATAAGTGGATATAGTGGTTATTCAGGTTCAGGAATTTCTGGATATTCTGGATATAGTGGAATCTCAGGATACAGTGGTTATAGTGGTTTGAATGGGACTCCTGCTGGATCTAATTCTGAAATACAATATAATAATTCTGGAGTATTTGGAGCAAGTCCTGATTTATCTTGGAATAATGTTTCTAAAAAATTAATAATAGGTGCAGTGGTTGGAAATAAATCTACATTAAATATTGAAGACCTTGCGGCTAACGGAGATGTTGAAGTTTTTTTACCAGATAATGCAAATACAAGCATATCAATAAGGTTAATAGGATATGATGATGGGAATTTTCCTGTAAGTGGAACAAATCTTCCTTTTCCTGATAGTTTTTTAGGACATGTTGCTTGGAGAGATATATTATCAACAGACTTACCTTCTAATGTTGCGTATTTAGATGTTGCTCAAATTTTTACAGCTTCTCAAACATTTAATCCAACAAATAATTCTTCAGTAGGAGTTATTGTTCAAGGACTCTCTTCGCAGTCTGCAAGTTTACAAGAATGGAAAACTGTAACTCCTGTAACAGTTTCTTTAATCTCTGCTAATGGAGACTGGACTGTTAGTCCAATTGTAAGAACAACGGGATCTCCTACATTAGCTACTGTAACGGGTCCGGCTCATACAACTTTAACAGCTTCAACAGAAGCAACTGATATAAACTTAAATCTTGCAAGAACTGTACAATTTGCAACAGGCGCTTTAACTACTCAAAGAGCAATTAGAATACAAGCTCCTACATATAGTTTTGTTGGTTCAAGTACGTTAACAACTGCTTCAACAGTTTCTATTTCTGGCGCTCCAGTTGCCGGAACTAATGCAACTATTACAAATACTCTTGCTTTGAATGTAGAATCTGGCAGATCAAGATTTTCCGAAGTAGAAGTTTTTTCTTCTGGAAACTCTTCTGCTTATTTTTCTTATGGAGATTCAACAGGGCCTAGCTTGAATAAGGGTATTATATTAAATTGGACAACAACAAGGTCTTATATAGGAATTAATACTATAAGTGGAACCTTTGCTACAGGTAGTAGAGGTTGGATTGGAGCAACAGCAGATTATGCTATAAGTATTGGTGTTGGAGGTTTTGTTGGGTTAGCTTTTAATGGAAATACTGAATCTTTTTCTCTTGGATCTACTCCTGGTGTTGGTACGATTGCCGGAGCTTGGTCTTTAACTGGTTCTAGAACTTATGGAAACGTATTAAATACGCCTCTTTCTGTTCGTAGAGGCTCAGAGTCAGGAGCGACTGGAACTCCAGACTTGATTAGAGCAGGGACAAATGCTGCAACATATTTGTTTAGAGTTTTGTATAATGGTGATTTATTATGTGTTCCAGAAATTAGAACAACAGGATCTCCTACATTGGTTACTGTAACAGGTCCGGCTCATACAACTTTAACAGCTTCAACAGAAGCAACTGATATAAACTTAAATCTTGCAAGAACTGTACAATTTGCAACAGGTGCTTTAACTACTCAAAGAGCAATTAGAATACAAGCTCCTACATATGGTTTCGTTGGATCAAGTACATTAACAACTGCTTCAACAGTTTCTATTTCTGGCGCTCCAGTTGCCGGGACTAACGCAACTATTACAAATACTTATGCTTTACAAGTTGAGTCTGGAGTTACTAGACTTAATGGAGGTCAGATAGCAAAAAGAACTGCAACCGCAGTAAGCGTTAGTGCAGATTATGATGATTATATAATTGGAGTAACAAGTACCGCGTCAGTAAGAACAATAACTTTGCCAACGGCAGTAAATGTTGCAGGAAGAGTATATATAGTTAAAGACGAATCTGGCGGAGCTGCAACAAATAATATAACAATAGCAACAACTTCTTCTCAAACTATTGATGGAGCTTCAACTAAAGTAATAAACACAAACTATGGATTTTATTGGGTTTATTCTGATGGAGCTAATTGGTTTACTATCTAATAGGAATTAAAATGTCATCAGCAATTAAAATTATAACTCAAATATCAAAATTATTAGATGTAAATATACAAAATGTTTCTAATAAACAAGGAATAGTTTATGATTATTTAACTTCAAAATGGATTAATGCAGATTTATCTTCTATTGTAATTCCATCCCAAAATGGCAATGCAGGTAAATTATTAACAACTGACGGTTATAATTTATTTTGGACAAATTCTTTTTCTGGTGGTAGTGGAACTTCTGGATATAGCGGATATTCAGGGTATAGTGGTTATTCAGGACTAAATGGAGAGTCTGCTTCATCAGGTATTTCTGGATATTCAGGGTATTCAGGATTTAGTGGAATAAGTGGTATATCTGGATATTCCGGCTATAGTGGTTCAGGAATTTCAGGTTATAGTGGTTATTCAGGTTTAGGAGTAAGTGGATACTCTGGCTATAGTGGACAGTCAGGGTATTCTGGATATAGTGGGATTTCAGGATACTCAGGAATAAGTGGTTATAGTGGCTCTGGAATTTCTGGATATAGTGGTTACTCTGGCTCTGGAATTTCTGGATATAGTGGTTATTCCGGAGAATCAGGATATTCTGGTTATAGCGGATTGAATGGAGCGTCTTCTGCTTCAGGATATTCAGGTTATAGTGGAATAAGTGGGTATTCTGGTTCTTCAGGAATAAGTGGTTACTCTGGTTATTCTGGTTCTGGTGTTTCAGGCTTTAGTGGTTATTCAGGTATTTCTGGATATAGTGGTTATTCTGGAGCAGGAGCCTCCATAACTCTTACGTCGGATGTTACAACACCGTCAATGACGAGCGGAATATATTCTGCTACTATTTCTTCAAATGCCGTTACGATATCTAAAATGCAACAATTATCTGCTCAGCAATTTTTTGGCAGAATAACAGCAGGAACTGGTAACGTTGAAGTATTAAATTTTAGTCAAATAAATGCGGTAGGCACGATATCATCAGGTGTTTGGAACGGAACTACTATTTCTGTTATTAGAGGCGGAACAGGACTTAGTTCTATTGGTTCGGCCAATCAGATTATTGGTGTAAATAATGCAGCAAATTCGCTTGAATATAAAGATATTTCTGCCGGTTCTTCAAAAATATCAATAACAAATAATATTGGATCAATATCTATTGATCTTTCTGAAGGAAATATCAATGTTGTTAATCTTTCAGGGTTTCCTATTCCTGTTAATAAAGGAGGAACAGGCTTATCTTCTTTGTCCGGTGCTGGATCTATTCTTTATGGAACATCAAATACGGCAATAGCCTCTTTGTCTGCCGGAACTTCTTCTCAAGTTCTTCATGGCGGCACTACTCCAAATTGGTCTTCTGTTTCTTTAACGGCAGATGTAAGTGGTATTCTTGCGGGATCAAATGGTGGAACAAATAATGCTTTTATGCAATTTTCTGGACCATCTTCTTTAACTAAGACATATATTTTACCAGATGCAAATACAACTATATTAACTACAGCTAATACGATAACTGTTGCTCAAGGAGGCACTGGCAGAGCAAGCTTGACTTTAAATAATGTTTTACTTGGAAACGGAACAGGAGCTGTTGCTTTTGTTGCTCCTGGGTCTAGTGGAAATGTTCTTGCTTCTAATGGAACTACTTGGGTTTCTCAATCTCCGTCAGCCGCTTCTATTTCTATTGGTTCTTCTATCACAAGTGGAACTTTAGGATCTGTTTTATTTGTAGGAACTGGTCCTGTTTTATCTCAGAATAATTCTAATTATTTTTGGGACAATACAACAAATGCCAATTACTTGAAATTGGGAAGCGGAACATCTGGAGGTGAAATAAGATTACTTCAAGGAAGTGGTAGTAACTATATCAGTTTTAAATCTCCCACTTCATTGAGTTCTAGTAGTTCTTATATACTTCCAAATTCTCGCCCTTTAGTGAGCGGATATGTTTTATCTTCAGACACTTCAGGTAATATGTCTTGGGTTGCAAGCAGCGGAGGTGGAGGGGGTAGCTCTTTCGATCAAATAACTACAGGCACTAATAATTCTGGAAATATATTAACATTGGCTTCTAGTTCTTCAATGGTATTTAACCAATCTACAATGAATTTTGTTTCTAGCTTAAGCGTAAATGTAACACATACTATTGAAAGTGGAACTGTAGATGGAACATATAATTATATTCAAAGATTTTCTGTTGGTAATCAGTGTCTTCAAATAGGAAATGGAAGAAATAATCCAGGTATTTCTTATGGAGGCATACCGGCCTATTCGATAGGTTTTGATAATAATTATATAAAAATAATTGGATCTAATGCTGATCCAGCCTCTACACTTGACGGCATAGATCACCAATATGCTGGAAGAAGAATTTATATTCATAATGCAGGAGAATATGATATTATTGTTGTTAATGAGAGTGTTGGTGCATTAAGTTCAAAAAAGAGAATAATTACTCCATTTGGAGTTAATATGATAATGAGGCCTAGAGATGAATTTACTTTTATGTATGATGATGAAGCTTTTGACGGCAATGGAAGATGGAGATTGGTTGGAGGCTATGAAGGGATGCTTGAAGATCCTATGTGTGTTGTAAAAGTATATGATGAATTTTTAGGTGGAGTTTCTACTTCCGGTAGTATTGGTAATACTGGATTTATATCTCAAGCTAGCGGAGCTGGCGCTCAAGTTACTCCTAATGTTGTTGGATCAAGCAGTAATGAAAACGGTTGGTGGCAATTGCAAACTGGTTCAACTTCTTCTGGTTATTGTTCGATACATTATAATAATACATTGCAAAAAACAAGTAATCTTTTTGGAGGTACTATTTGGGAATGTATGATAAGAATTCCGACTCTTTCTGATGGTTCAAATAGTTTTAAGGTGATTGCAGGAATGTCAGATACGAATACTACTCCTAGTGCTTCTAATTTTATTGGATTTGTTTATGATAATACTATAGGAGGGAATTATTGGACTATAAGAACAACAAGTTCTTCAAGTACATCTGAAAATCCTGGAGGAGTTTATCCTTCTGATTATTATATTCCGGTAGCTGTTGATACTAATTGGGTAAATCTTAAATGGGTTCTTAGTTCAGATGACAGTGTTGGAGATAGAACTCTTGTTACATTTTTTATAAATAATGGGTTGGTTGGACAGATATCAAGTAACATACCTCTTTCAACTGTTAGAATGTATCCTAAAATATTAGGCATATTCAAGACCGTTGGAGTTTCAGCAAGATATTTAGACGTAGATTTTACTAAAATAATGGTATTTTATTCAAAGAGAAGAATTGTTCCAAGGTCTGCTGGTTTTGATAATTATGCAGGAATTGGCTCTGGCTCTTCTGATTATCCTGCATCTAATCCACCTCTTCCTGGGTCTGTTATTCCATAATCAAAAGGGAACTTAAGTATTATGCCTAAAACATTAGTTATCTCGATAAATCTTGGTTCTGGATTTGCAGGACTTAATTTATGTGCGCAAGTTGTAAAATCTAATGGATCTAATATAACTCCTATTATAAATGATGGATTTTGTGAAATTGGAGAAGGTTATTATATTTGGGAATATTCAAACTTTCCTAATTATTTTCGAGGAGGAGTTAAGTTTTATAATCAAACAGATACTTCGAAGGTTTTATCTTTTATTGATGTATCTACAGAAGATCAAATTATATCAACTTGTAACGAAGAATGTGTTCCAGAGATAGGAAGTAGTTTTGATATTACATATAGTGATCAGCCTGGATTGAATTTTTATGCACTTTTATTTTCCGCAAAAGATACTAGCAAAGCATGGAATCCTGCAATAGATAATTTTGAAGAATATTCTTTGTCTAATCAACTTAAATTTGCGCTTTATTTGCAAGAAGATTCAAATAGACCTGGATGGTATTCTTATAACATTGCAAATATATCTAATATACCAGTTGTTGTTGGTAATGAATTTTATTTCATAGAAGTTTGGCAAAAGAAAGGAGCTTTGCCAAATAGAATGTTTGATTACAATACAGGAACCTTAAGGGTTTGCTGGGGCGCTAAAAATGGCGAATGGTTAGAGATCGCAAGAAGAGTTTGGGAATACGGAACAAGAACTCTTACTGGCTTCGATGGTATTACTCCTCAACAGATATGGGAATACTCAATGAGAACATTAACTTCTGGAGGAGGTGGAGGAGATTGTGATTACACTCAACTTGAGAAAAATATACTAAATGCAATATCTATATCAACAGGTAAGACGATTGAAGAAATAACAAAAGGAGACGCTGCTCTTCAGTTCAATCTAGATAAAACTTTTGAATTACTTAAGACATGTTGTAGCAGTAAGATTAAAAATCTTCCAAATGTTCAAAGCCCAAGGATAGGCCCTAGGGGTTCAACAGGTCGCGGCCCCGATATGAGAATAAGATAAATCCTTTTTGTCGATGTATGATTAAAAGGAAATCTAAATGGAAGATGAAAAATCTTTTGAAAATACAGTAAATTTTGTATATAAAAACAAAGAGATTAGTATAAATACTTTTGATAATAAAGAATTTATAAGTGGAATAATTATTTACCATAAAAATTTTTATGAAGTACAACTTTTAGACCAAATATTAAAATGTCATCCAAAACATAATACTATTGTTGATGTTGGAGCCAACATAGGTAATCATGTTGTTTATTTTGAAAATTATTTATCTTCTCAAAAAATTATATGTTTTGAGCCAGATGTAAATAATTTTACAAAACTATGTAGCAATATCAGAAAAAAAAGTACAGTTGTATATAATTTGGCATTAAGTGATGAATATGGTAAGTGTTCTATTTGCAGAAAAGAGAAAAATAATAGTGGTACAGGTTTTGTTTCTCCTGGAATTGACGTAGAAACAACTACTTTAGATTGTTTTAATATAAAAGATTTAACGTTATTAAAAATAGATGTTGAGGGACATGAATTTAAAGTATTAAAAGGATCTATTGAAACAATAAAAAAATGTAAGCCGGTAATATTTATGGAAGTTTCAGATGAGAGAGCTAAAAATTTGCTTTTTAGTTTGGGATATGAGATTGTTTCAACTTTTTGGTATGGACCTTCTCCGACATATGAATTTGTTTATAAGGATGTAAAATGAATAAAGAAGAAATAACAGTAGAAATATCAACAAAAGATAGATATTACACAACCTTGCCTATTTGTCTTTCTAGTATAGCTAATCAAACATATAGACCTAAAAAAATTATAATATTTGATGATGGAGAACAAATTGATTTAAGAAAAATTCCTATTTATTCAAGTTTATTTGCAATGATTGCAAATAAAGGCATTGATTTAGAGGTTATTTTTGGGCAAAAAAGGGGGCAAGTATATAATCATCAAGCAGCTATAGCAATGTCTAAGACGGAATGGATATGGAGAGTTGATGACGATGATGTTCCAGAGTCTAATGTTCTTGAATTATTAGTTAGAAATATAAAAGAAGATGTTGGCGCTATAAGCGGCATTATATTAGATCCAAATTCTCCATTAATAGATATAAACATAGCATCTAGTAGAATAGAAGATATTTTTTCAAAACCAAATATTCAATGGTGTAGATTTAACGGAATTAAAGAAGTTGATCATATAAACAATTCGTTTTTATTTCGAAAATCTGCCGCTAAACATGGATATTGTTTGCAGCTTAGTCCTGTAGGACATAGAGAAGAAACAATATTTACTTATGAAATAAAAAGAGCAGGATATCGTTTGATTATAGATCCAGAAGCCGTTATTTGGCATCTTCGTTCCCCTTCTGGAGGTATACGTTCTTTTGATCAATCTTTTTTTTGGGAGCATGACGAAAGAATTTTTAAGAACAAGCTTATTGAATATGGGATTTATCCTCAAATTAATAAACTAATTGTTTTAGATTCTGGGCTTGGTGATCATTATGCATTTAAAATGATATTGCCAGAATTGAAGAAAAAATATAAAAATATAACTCTTGCAGTGTGTTATCCTTCAGTATTTGAAGATGATACTGTAAAGCTCATATCAATTGCCGAAGCTCAGAATATGGAAAAGGATATAAATAAGTATAACGTTTACAAGTTTATGATGGAAAACAATTGGAAAAAAACACTTTCTGAAGCTTATTTAGCTATGTTTTTATAAAGTTTTGTAGTGGAGAAAATAATGAAAAAAGTCTTAATAAGTCCTTATTCTAAAAAATTAAGAAAATTTTCCCTTAATGATAATGACAAAGTAAATCCTAAAAATTATCCTTATTGGAAAGAAGTTGTTACTAAGCTAAGAGATAAGAATATATATGTTATACAAGTTGGAGTATCAGGAGAAGATCCTGTTGGAGCCGATGAAATAAAATTTGATTTAAAATTAAATGACTTAAAAAATTTACTACTAGAAGCTTCTACTTGGATTTCTGTTGACAACTTTTTTAATCATTTTGCAACTTTTTATAATAAAAAAGGAATTGTTATTTGGAGTAGATCTGATCCTTTAATTTTTGGATATAAACAAAATATTAATTTACTTAAAGATGTAAAATATCTTCGAGATAATCAATTCCAGCTTTGGGAACAAGATGAATTTTGTTTAGAAGCTTTTGTTGATACAGATATTGTTATATCAGCAATAGAGTCTATTTTGACTAATGATTAAAACAAGGATTTCAGTATATTTTTCTGTAATTATTTTGATATACTGGAGATAATTATTTGAGTTCAGCCTTTTATATTCCTGATGGGCTTCGTGAGCAGTCCGATGTTTCTTTTTCGTCTTTATCAGACGGACAAGTTTTGGTATATAATTCTATAACAGGTAAGTGGGAAAATAAAGATATCCCATCAGGTATTTCTGGTTATAGTGGCTATAGCGGAGCTACAGGTTATAGCGGAATTTCAGGTTATTCAGGATATTCAGGAATAAGTGGCTATTCAGGGTATAGTGGAATATCTGGTTATTCAGGTGATAGTGGTATCTCAGGATACTCAGGAATAAGTGGCTATTCAGGATCAGGAATTTCTGGATATAGTGGTTATTCAGGAGAATCAGGATATTCTGGATATTCTGGCATTAGTGGATATAGCGGTGTTTCTGGCTACAGCGGTATTTCTGGCTACAGCGGTATTAGTGGTTCAGGTATTTCAGGATATTCTGGTTATAGTGGAATATCAGGATACTCAGGAATAAGTGGTTATTCAGGATCTGGTATTTCAGGTTTTAGCGGGTATAGTGGTGATTCAGGATATTCAGGAATAAGTGGTTATTCAGGATCAGGAATTTCTGGATACAGTGGCTATTCAGGCGAAAGTGGCTTTAGTGGTGTTTCTGGCTATTCTGGATATAGTGGTTCAGGTATTTCTGGCTTTAGTGGATATTCAGGATATTCTGGTTCAGGAATTTCTGGTTTTAGTGGATACTCTGGAATCTCTGGATATAGTGGGTATTCTGGCTCAGGTGTTTCTGGCTTTAGTGGATACAGTGGTTATTCAGGTTCAGGTATTTCAGGATATAGTGGATATTCTGGAGTAAATGGATTAAGTGGTATTTCAGGTTATTCTGGAATTTCTGGCTATAGTGGTTATTCCGGTGCTATAGGTGGAGATAGTCAACCGTTTACGTGGACAACTGTTACTAGTTCAGCTAATACAGGTGAAGTTGGTGTAAATAATGCAACTTATAGTAGTATAAATAATTTGTGGATAAACTATACCAATCAAGATTCTATATCAATAACTGCGTGGGTGAACAATTTAGCAAATGTAAACAATGTAATAAAAGTATTTGGAAGAAACAACCCAAATAATTTTATTCATATGAGAGTAAATAGCGTTAGTAAACTTCTTGGAGAAAATGGAGATGTTGGTTTATCAGTAGTATATATAGCTCATAATGGTACTTTTTCTAACGGTGACAATGTTATTGTTACAATGGCAAACGGTGGGTCTTCAGGAACAAGTGGTATTTCAGGATATTCTGGTTATTCTGGAAGATCAGGCTTTAGTGGTTATTCAGGTTCAGGAATTTCTGGATATTCTGGTTATTCAGGATCTGGTATTTCAGGTTTTAGCGGGTATAGTGGTGATTCAGGATATTCAGGATATTCAGGATATAGTGGAATTTCTGGTTACTCTGGACAAGGAATTTCAGGTTTTTCAGGATATAGTGGGTATAGCGGTTCAGGCTCATCAAACAATTCTTTTGCTATAGCTATGGCAATAGCATTGTAATGGAGAAATTATGAAAAAGTTATTAGGAGTGGATGTTTCTGGTTCATATTCTTTTGATAAAACAGCAAAAACTGTAACTTTTTCTAATTTACCATCATCTATTACTTTAGCAAATATTCTTTTGATTACAAATGTAACAAAAAATACTTTAATATATAATTTTGCAGATTCTTCTAACGGAGCTGTTAGTTTTAATAACAATATATTAACTCTTGATTATGATACAAGTTCTATGAGCGATTCTGATATTCTTCAAATTTTTCTAGATTTAGAAAGTTATGAAGAAAGTTTACATACTCTTCTTAGAAGGATGAATAAACTTTTAGAAAGTAATGCAGTTGTTGACTCTTCGTTAAGACAAAGAGTTGTTGTTGAAGCTATGCCAACAACAGCGGTTACTCTTGCGTCGGCTCCTACAACCGCTGTTACAAACACAACCGGCTTTGGTGTTACTTTTGTTTCTCAAACTCCTAGCCAAGGAATGTATGCTACAGCAGTTCCTAATATGCTTGCGATTTATGAAGGACCAGTTGATCAAAGATGGAGAATAGTCGATTCTTCTAAAGCGGCGTATGGATCTGCTATTAGGCCTAATTTGATATTTAGTTAAATTTGGAGATAGATAATGGCTTTGACGAATAGATTGCAAAAAATAGTTGATACTCCTGTTTTTGAATGGATGCGATTTGCTCCAGTTACAACGGCTGCAACTTCTGCTTTGTGTGCTACAGACGATCTTGGTGGTCGTTATATGTATTATTTGAACGTTTCTGCTTTTTATAGATATGATTTATATTCAGATTCATGGCAGCTTTTAGCTCCTCCAAATATAGCCCCTGTAACAGCTATTTCTATGAAATATAGTAAATATTCCGGATATAGAGGATCTGTAATAGCTGCAAGTTCATCTACTGTTACTTTAGCAGGATTAAGAGGCAATGTACTTGTAGGAAATAAAATAAGAATAATAGGAGGAACTGGAGCTGGTCAAGAAAGGACCATATCTTCTATTTCTGATGCTGTAATATCTGATTTTGGAGTTGTAACATCTGCGGCTATTGCTTCTATTGGTGATTCTACTAAAAAATGGAGAATTAATCAGTGGGAAGGATATCAGGTTAGGCTTACTTATAGCACAGGACAGACTCAAATAAGAAAAGTTTTGTATAATGATACAACGACGTTGTATTTTTATGATATAAATTATCAACAATTAAATCCTTTTAATAATACAGGTTTTTCTTCTGTCGCCCCTTATGCTGTTCCTGTGACAACAGCAGGATCTCAGACTCATTATGTAATTGAGTCATCTGTTGCAACAGTTAATTCTGATTGGGATACAACACCGGATAATTCTTCTCAATTTATAATTATTAGTGGCGGTATATTTTTGTTTTCATCTGCTGCTGGCGCGCCTTTTTCTTCTTTTCAATGGTACGATATTTTATCTGACACTTGGTATACAAAAACAGCAATTGGAGGCCATTTGCTTGCCGCTTATGGAACTGATTTTGCTATGGATAGAACAGGTGAAGTTGGTGGAGCTTTTTTAACTGGAACTTCTTCCGGATCAGGCACTATAAGAACTTTAGTTGATTCGACTCAAACATTAACAGTTGATCGTTACGCAAATTTTCAAATAAGAATAACTGGCGGAACTGGAATAGGTCAAAGAAGAAGAATTGTTGGTCATAATGCTACAACTTTTTGGGTAGATAGAACATGGGAGGTTACTCCAGATGCAACTTCAACATATTCTATATATGCAGACGCTGATAAAATATGGCTTTTTGGAAATGGTAGTTCTGCTTTGTTTCAATATTCTGTAGATTTTGATTTATGGTCAACAGGGCCTATATCTGATGGAGGTACTGCTAGAAATGCATCTGCACAATTGTATGGAGCGTCTTCTACTGGAGTCCCTCCACTAGAAGCTCTTGCCTTAACGTCAATAGTTAGAACTACAACAGGTATTACAGCAGGTTCAGTCAATGCTGCGGGAACAAACTATGTAGTTGGAGATCTTGTTACTTGTTCAACTGGAGGAACTTTAGGTAGATTTTATGTTACAGGAATTACAACTGGCGGAGCTGTTAGTTCTCTTCAAATAGCAGCATCGGGTTCTGGTTATTCTAACGGATCTTCAGCGACCACAGGCGGATCTGGCTCAGGATTAACAATAACATTAACAACTGGCACAACTGGACTTGTTACAACTGCTATAAATCATCATTTTTTAGCTGGAGATAAATTAACTTTTTCTGGTTTTGCTACTGATACTTCTTGGAACGCCAATTTTACTGTATTAGGCTCAGATTCTCTTACATCTTTTTCTGTTACTGCTTCAGGAACGTCTTCTTCTCCTACAATAGCAAATTCTCAATCAACAACTGTTATTGTTGATAGCACAGCAACATGGATTGTAAATGAGCATGTTGGCAAGATAATTTCTATAAATACAGCAGGTCCATCTCCAACAACTCAATTAAGAAGAATAACTTCAAATACTGCAACAACAGTAACCGTTACTACTGCTATAACAGCAGCAGTAAACGGTACATCAAGATATTTGATTCAAGGAATTCAAGGTTTTGGTGCAATGCAAACAAATAAAATATTAACTAAATCTAATTCAGGATGGGCATCTTCAGGTTCATCTACAACCCTTGTTGATTCTTCTAAGGATTGGAATCTAAATCAATGGATCAATTGCAGAGTTCGAGTGGTTTCTGGAACTGGTGTTGGAAATGAAGCTGCAATAACAGGAAATACTGCTACAACATTAACTGTTGCTTCTTGGCCAAATGCTACTCCAGATTCAACTTCTAAATATCTTATTCTTGATTCTTTTGGTATAGCAACTTCTGGTGCATTAAATACAATAAATGATACCGCTAAAAACTGGACAACAAATATATTAGCAGGAAAAAGAGTAAGAATAGTTGCTGGAACTTTAGCAGGTACTGAAGCTTCTATAACAAGTAATACTGCAACTGCTATAACAACTACAATAGGAACTCCAGATGGAACTAGTTGCTATATTATATACGAGCCACCTGTAAGGTCTACAGGAACTTCCTTAAATTGGTTATTTGGATTATCAAATACAACAAACAAAGGTAAGTGGTTGTTATCATCAAGAGGTGGCGCTTCTAACGGTTTTGATATTTATGATATTGCAGCTAATCGTTGGGATATAACTGTATTTTTTGAACCTCAGACAGAAACGCTTACAACAGGAAGTATGTATACTTATGACGGAGCAGATACATTATACTTTACTAGAGATGCTACTGGTCGTATATTCGCAATGAATCTAAATACGTTTATTACAGATGCGTGTACGACAACTCCTTTTGCTCATGGATCTGCTGTTTTAGGAAATAGAATGGAAATAGTTTCTACTTCAGACAACTTACAGTATTTATATATAATGAGACATACTGGTCAAGAGTTTTGGAGAACTTTGAAATTTTGGTAATGGAGAAATGTAATGATATTTGCAATTTATGCTTATAATGATAGTGGTAAAGTTTCTGTTTCAACAACTCTTCCTGGTAATTTAAATAATTTACCTACTTTTGACTTAACACTATCTGTTCCTTGTTCTTATACATTTATGGATGAACTAATGCTGTCAATCCAAAATAATCCAGAACAAGATTTTGTTTATAGAATGTTAATTGATATTCCTATGGAAGTTTTAGCCGGTTTTCCTCAAGAAAATGGGAAAATTGTAGCTAGTGTTTGGCTTAGTCCTGCTGCTGATGGAAATTTATATTACGGACTAATTCCTGTTGAGGCTGGTGATAATGTAGAAATTTTAACAATAGATCCTCCTCAGCCTATAGACGTTAGAAAATTGAAAGAGTTTTCTAGTATTTATTTTAATTCTATTAAAAGAATGGCAGGCGGTTCAAAGGTTTTAGTTATAAAAGTTGTAATAAGAGTTCCTCTTCCAGGATAATAAATGACTTACACTTTTTCAATATCAATATCTTTGGGTTCTAGCAAAAGTGGATTAATTCTGAATGCGCAACTTTTTGATACAAGCGGTTCTGATATTGGTTCTTTGGTTTCAAGTGGTTTTGTAGAACTTGGTCAAGGTAATTATTTGTGGACTTATTCAGGATTTCCTGATGATTTTAGAGGAGGAGTTAAGTTTTATAATTCCGTTGTTCCTGGAATTATTTTAGCTGCAACTTCTATAAATCCTCAAGATATTGAATATATAAATAAGATTAAACAAGAAGTGGAAACGATTCAAGGTCAAATTTCGGCTACTCCAAAGGAAATTACAATAGAAGTTCCTCATATAGTTGCAAGCGGATCTTCTTTTGAGATTTCGTCAGGATCTTCAAATCCTTCTAAGAATATTGAAATAAAAACAGGTGTAAGATAAATGATACAAAAGATATACATAGAATATAAAGTTGAAGGATCTTTTGCTCCTGCCTATTCAGTTAGGCTTGCTTCTCAAAATGGAACTTATGGAGTTAAGAAACAAGATGGAGTAATAGTTGTTGCGAATGGAACTTCTGTAAATAATTCTTCTTTGGGAATATATGAATATGATTTATCTGTAGAAGAGGGAATTTCTTATGTTGCTTCTTGGGAAATAGTTCCTAGTGCGGGAGAAACTCCGGTTTTTGCAACACAGTCTCTTGGTCCATTTTATTCTTCAATAACAACTGTTGTTAGATCAGTTCCTGATATTAGGGGAACTTTTGTCCAAGGAACTACGGGAACTCTATTCCTTAGTTTAACAGACGTTCATGGAAATCCACTTACTGCTGAGTCTATGTCATTAAGTGTTACTAAAGATGGAGAAAGTGTTATATCAAGTTGTAAGCCAGATTTTATTAAGCCTGGTTTTTATACATTTGACTGGAGTATACCTTCAGATCTTGAAGCTGGCAAATATATTGTTAAGTGGGAATATATTGCAAGTGGCTTTTCTGGTATTGAGCTTCAAGAAATTATTATATCAGCGAGTGGAGATACTTCAAATGCTTATCAACAACTTTATGGCTCCAAGCTTAGTGAATTGAGAATGGCTTTGAGTGAAATGATTTGTTGTGCGCAGAAAATACCAGTATATTATGAGCAAGCTTTGCCTGACGTAAATAATCAAAAATTTAAACTTACTTTTCCAAGATGGAATCAAGCTTATGGAACAAAAGTTTATAGGAATAATAGGCTTGTAGAAAGTTCTTATGAAATAAATTATTTCAAAGGAACAATACTTTTTGATAATCCTCTTTCAGATTTTGACATGGTTCATGCTGATTATAATTTTAGATGGTTTGAAGATGAACAACTTGATAGATTTTTGCAGAATTCGCTATCTATAGCTAATTTTTATCCACCTCAAAGCAATTATACAATTATGTCTGTCCCAGATATTTATATCCCTCTTATGCTTTATGGTGCAGCAAAGGATGCCATTAGGGATCTTCTTATGTGTTTAAACTTCCAACAGCCTCAACAAGTTTTTGGAGGAGCAGAAGCTGCTCAGAAGGCTTTTTCTAATATGGAAACTCTTAAGAAAAATTATGAAGAAGAGTTTACAAGACTTCTTGAGCAGAAAAAGTTTGGCAAATATCCAAAAGTCAGAGGTATCGTTACTCCAGAGTTTACATTGCCTGGTGGAAGAAGCCGTTGGTTCAATTATATGTTTAAAGGTGGATAATTATGAAAATAATTCAATCGAAATCTTATCAAGATTGTTTGCTTATATCTTCTGCATCTAAAAAGAAAAAGAAGGGTCGATGCTGGAAAGGTTACGAACCTACGCCAGGTAAAGAACCTTATTCTAAAGGCAGTTGTCGTCCAAAATAAATTATTTAGAATAAGCGTCATGTGCTTCTAGTAAAGATCCGACAATACATATATGGAAAACAAACCAACATCACATGAAATGTTAGCAAAACTTAGAAGTCTTGGTATTGCGGATGAGGTGGAATTTTATTTTTTACCGTCTCAAGAGTTGAAAAGAAGAATAGTTACCGGAGGTGATCCGGTTATAGACAAGCTGCCTACTCTTGCGAAAAAAGTATTTTTAGAGCTTGAATATGGTAAGGGTATAGCTCTTTATACTCCTATGGTACTTAAATATATTGATGGCACTTTAGACAAGAATAATTCTTATATTTTTGATTTAGGAGAAATAAGAATTAGAAACGATAATGAGTTAATTATTAAAGCTTTATCAAGATCTAAAAATGCTTCCAAATAACAAAAGGATTCTTTTGTTATAATCATGTAATAAGTGCTTGTTGTGAATACGTTTATCAAATATAAAAATCCGAGTTTTTTAGTTTCAACCTTCCTTGCAGTAAGAAGTTCTTACAAAGTTAGTAAAAGCATGGAAGGTTCTGTTTTTAATTCTGTTTATTTACTAAAATAAGTAAATAATTAATAGGGAGCTTATAATGGCTAGAAAGACAAAAGGCAAAAAAGATACAAAAGATTTTGCATACATTACTAATGATAAGCCTTCAAAATTATTAGTATCTGTTACAGCTAAAAATGCCGGTCAGAAAAAAGCATTGAAAGCCATATCAGAAAATCAAGTAACTTTTTTATATGGCGCTCCTGGCTCTGGAAAGGCTCAACCTCTTGATTCTATCGTTTATTGTCCTGATGGGCCGGTTAAAATGAAAGATATAAAAGTGGGAGATAGGGTTTGCACCCCTGATGGTTTATCTGCTAAGGTTTTGGCTATTTATCCTCAAGGAGAAAAGGATATTTATAGATTAACTTTTGCTGACGGATCTTCTACAGAGTGCTGCAAAGAGCATTTATGGAGAATAACTGAAAGGCAGAAAAGAGATAGAAATGCAAAGAACATTGTAGACACTCAATATTTAATTGATAACCTTAAAACAAAGCTAGGAGAAAGAAATGTTTATATAGAACTTTCTTCTCCTGTTAATTTTAGCAAAAAAGATTTGCTTATAGATCCTTATATTCTTGGCGTTTTGATAGGCGATGGAAATATTTGTAATGCAAATGTTTGTGTTTCTTCTCTTGATGAAGAAATTTTAGCAGAAGTATCTAGTGATTTGCCAGATGGATATTCTATTAAGAAAAGCCACAGAGAATGTGATTATAGAATTGTTAAAACAACTCTACATAATCTAAATGGTTCCCAATCAAATATTTATAAAGATTCCTTAAGATTGTATGGTCTTTGGGGCAAAAAATCATATGAAAAGTTCATTCCTGAAGATTATCTTTACGCTTCTGAGGAACAAAGATGGGCTATTTTGCAGGGTTTAATGGATACAGATGGCTATGTTGATAACAAAAGCGGGCAGGCTTATTATTGCACTTCTTCGGAAGATCTTGCTCAAAATGTAAAATTGCTTGTTGATTCTTTAGGAGGATTATGTTCTATATCCGAAAAGAATCCAACTTATACATATTTGGGTGAGAAAAAGCATGGTAGAAAGTCTTATATATGTTGCTTAAATCTTCCTGATTGTTCAAAAGCTTTTAAACTTAACCGTAAAAAAGAAATAGCCAAGCCAAAAACAAAATATTCTCCTAAGAAGAGAATATTGGTATCAGTTGAGAAAATAGGACGTAAAGAAGCTCAATGCATTATGATTGATAGTAAAGATCATCTTTATTTGACAGACAATTTTATTGTTACTCATAATACGCATTGCGCAGTAGGATGGGGTGTTCAAGAACTTTTAAAAGGTAATTATGAAAGGCTTGTTTTTACAAGACCATATGTTGAAGCTGGTGAAAAATTAGGATTTTTGCCTGGAGGTTCTGATCATAAATTTGCTCCATTCGTTATGCCTCTTTATGAAGTTGTTTCAGAATATTTAGGACAGGAAGATTTAAAGAATCTTATTGAAGAAAAAAAGATAATCATATATCCTCTTGCATATATGAGAGGAGTTACTTTTAAGAAATCATTTGTTGTTGCTGATGAAGTTCAAAATTCAACTGTTCAGCAAATGAGAATGATGCTTACTAGAGTTGGAGAAGGATCAAAAATCGTTTGTACAGGAGATGTTGAGCAATCAGATCTTGGAGCTAAATTAAATGGTCTTGCAGATGCTATAACTAGACTTCAAGGTATCCCTAATCTTGAGTTTGTTGAACTTGGTTATGAGTCTTGCGTTAGAGAAAAGATTGTTTCTGATATAGATCAAAGATATAAAGACTCAGGAATTTTTAATGCTCATACTAATCTTATTAAGACTAGAGAAAATGCTATAAAACAAAATTCCTCAAATTTGAATGGAGTCAATCATTCTATTGAAAGCGAAAAGTATGATTGACGATAATACTTTATGTATTATGCAAATAAAATGCTAGATTGGAAGGATGGGATAAACAATATTATTTGTGGCGATTTTGATGATATTATAAAATTATTGCCAGATAATTGTATTGATGTTTGTATTACATCTCCCCCATATTGGCAACAAAGAGATTACGGGTATATAGGTCAGATAGGTTTGGAAAATAACCTATCTGATTATTTACTTAAAATAGTAAATTCTTTTGATAAAATAAAAAGAGTCTTAAAAGATGATGGAACTTTATGGATCAATATCGGAGATTGTTTTAATGAAAATACGGGCGGATATTTTGATAGTAAAAATAATGATGCTCCATCTATAGGAAAAAATAGAATAAAAACTAATAAATATCAGAATCATTTGCCTAGAAGGTCTTTGCTTATGATTCCATATCGTTTTGCGATTCAAATGATAGATGAAAAAGGATGGTTTTGTCGTAATCATATTATATGGAAAAAGAAGATTGTTCAACCAACTTCTGCGGAAAATAGATTTACAATAGATTATGAGCCAATATTTATGTTTTCTAAAAAGCAGAAGTATTTTTTCAATAAAGACAATGTAAAATACATTAATTCAAATAGTTTATTTGAATCGCCAAGAGAAAGAAGGTCTGTTTGGGATTTAAATACAGAGCATACTGGCAAAATAGAACATTCGGCTCCTTATCCAGAGGATCTTGTCGAAATAATAATAAACGCAACGTGTAGACCAGGTGCAATTGTTTTAGATCCTTTTATGGGAAGTGGTACAACGGCTTTTGTTGCCAAAAAGAAGGGTTTTTCTTTTTTTGGAGGTGATAAAGGTGAAGAAATTTGCAAGAAAGCTGAAAGAAGACTAGAGTAGATCAAATTTTGAAGGATTGATTATTGTTTTGTTTGAATTACTACGGGTAAGGAGATTTTCAGTATGAATCAAGTTTTTACATTTATAGACAAGTTAAAAGAAGGTTTTCTAAAAGAACAATCTCTTAAGCAGTATACTAAGCCTCCTTTTAATGCCAAAAATTTTGAAGGACCACATTCTACAGAAGTTCCACCTTTTCTTGGAGGAAACAAAAATGTGCCTACTCCTAATCAAGTTCCTCAACCTAGAGATAGAGCCTCGCAAAGGCCTTCAGCAGTTGAAGTCCCTTATCAGCAGCCTGTAAGCAATAATACAAAAAGTAAATTTATTAAACCCAATTCTGTTATGCAGTATTTTGCGTATTTTGCAGATCAATTTAATGCTCAATCTGATAATTTTTCTAGCGAAAATCCTATAACTCCAGATATTGTTAGAGAAGAGATTTTTGAACCTTTTTATAATGAAAAAATGGAAGAAATAGATAGAGCTTGGAATGATCCAGATAAAGAAATGAAAATTGAAGCTTTGAATAAGCTAAGGGCTAAATTTGAAGAAATTTATACTTCTGCTTTATCTGGAGAAGCTCCTTCTGGAGAAATATCTCAATATCCAGATTTGACTAGAAATGATATCTTTGCTATATTTGAAAATAATAAAAGATCAAAAAAAGGTCTTGGTAATAAGCTTATTCCAACTGTTTTATCAGAAATGGAAAGACTTCCAGAAATAGTCAATAACGACAATAATGCTGCTCTTTTTGAGTCACTAAAAGAAGAACTTAAAAATTCTTTGGAGAAAAGCAATTTAACTCCTTCTGATAGAAAACAGCTATATGATGCATTTGTTAAAGGTTATTTGAAATCTGGAACTGATCAAGAAAAAAGCGCTAGATGGTTTATACTTAATAGTTCTCAAATTAATCTAGAGGAACTAGATGACCCATTTACAAGAAAAATGTATACTAAAATGGGAGAGGATGCTAAAAAGCTTGGTCTTCAGCCAAACAAAGCTAAATCAGGTCCAATGTCAACAGATGTAAATGAGCTTGATTTCTTAGAAAATGAATTATTTCAATCAGATAAACTTAATAAAGATTTGTTTTTGGCTTTCTTTTTAGAGCCATATATGATTGATAAAACAATTGAAATAATTGGAGAAGACTTAAATACTGCTAATGAATCTGGATATGAAGGTGATGCTTCCGTATTAGAACAAAATAAGGGAAGATATACTGCTTCAGGAATGCAAGTTTTGCAAAATCATGCTCAAGTTCTAAAAAATGCTCTCATAAGAATTATGACTGATACTTCAGGAGAGAATGCTGAACTTAGGAATAGATTTTTCAATTGGGTACAGAAAGAAATCATGACCAAAAGGCATAGAGCGCATACAGGCTCTGGCGAAATGAATGCTGTTCAGCAGGGGGGTTCTGTTGACGGAGAGGGAAATCCAATTGGAGAAAATGTAGAAAGAATGGTTGATCAAGGATTCTTTGCCAATTTCCATCTTCCTATTCCTGAAGAGATCTTCAAAGAAGAAGGACTTAAGAGAGAAGGGCCTCCTGTTGTTCCTGGAGGAACCGTTGATATTTCTACCATAAATAGCCTTAAAACGAATTGGGCAAAAATGGATGGATTTATAAGAGATATGCTTAATAATATGGAAAATTCTTATCAAAATGTTCCCGATAAAAATATAAAACTTACGTTACTAGAAAAACTAGTTTTTTGGTCTAGAATAAGGAAGTCTTGCGAAGAGGCTGTTTCAGATGTTGCTGAAAGTATAAGAAGAACAGGTAAAAATCTTTCAGATAAAAGATCTATTGGCATTCTTAATCAAGATTGGGAATGGTTTTTCAAAGAAGAGCATTGGAGAGATTTTGATTGGAGTATAGAAGGGTCTCCTGATATACAAATTGCGGTAGAAAGAGCTGTAGCTGATGGACTTGCTTCAAGTCCAGAAGATGCTTTTAAAGCAATGTTTGGAAAAGTAGAATTTAAACAAAATGTAGGAACATTTAATAAAGATAATCCTGAGACAAAAAGAGATCAAACAGCAAATTCTCTTAATCAAAAATCTTATGGAAAAATTAATAGCTTAAAAGATTATATTCTAAGTCCTGATCTTGCGGAGAAATACGGAGGAGATACTCTTATTTCATTTATGGAAATGATTGGATATGATTCTTCTTCTGCTTCAATTGGGTCTTTGCTCGCTAAGAATAATAGCGGAGCTATTGAAGATAAGATTGATTATTTGAGTAGATTGGCGCAAAGAGGTGTTATTCAAAAGTCTATTGTTGATATAGAGAATATGTCTCCTAAGGAAATAAACGAAATATTTGAAAGCGTTAGGGAAACTATAAAACTTGTTTATTCTCCAGTAAGTGCTTTGAAGAATATATTTCAGGATGAAAATTCTAACGTAATAAGTGATCAGCAAGTTGCTCAATTTGCTCAAATCGCTGGAATTAATAAAGTAAAGAGTAAAAAAGATTTTGCTAAAGCGAATAAAAATGAAAAAGCGGCAATACAAAAAGCTTTTTATGATACAGAATATGGAAAATACTATATTGATAGTTTGGGCAAGGTTGAATCATTAAAAGCATTTTTAACTAGATATATTCAACATTCACCAAATGATAAAAAGTTTTTGCAAGATAATGGATTCGTTTCTGGAGAAGACTTTTTATCAACTATTGGTCTTGATAATGCTGATCCAAAAGCTATCGCTGAAAAGATAAAAGAAATGCCTCAGAGAAGAATATTCCAAATAACTCAAAAATTTTATCCTAGACTTTATGAAGCTTATAATAAAGATTTATTAAGTAAGACTGTTGCCACAAAAGATAAGAGAATAATACATGAAGTTGTTGAGAACTTAATAGCTGATAATAAAGCTGTTTCTGAAAAAAATCCAGATGTTATAACGCCTTATGGTAAAACATCTCCATTGCCTGAAGCTCTTTTCTATGCAGATCTTTTTGATATAAAGAGGAATCTTGTTACGGCTTCCGTTAGATTTGAAGCTCTTCGTAAAATCGCTATGCAAAAGAAAGCAAATCAAGCACTTCTTTTAAAGAAAAGATTTGCTAAATTTAATGTCGATACAGATATACTGAACGACATCTTTGCAATTGCGGAAATAAAAAATGGAAGAATACAATAAGAGCGTAGATTTAGAGAAAAAATCTTCAATTTCAGAGGACTCATGCAAGACTGTTGCAGTGTGTTCTCATTGTAGACATCACCAACATAATCCAACTATAGAATTTCATTTTGCAGATTCAAAGGTTTATTGTCTTTGTCCTAAATGCAAGAATATGAATGAAATGGATTTTTCTAAACCGTTACCTTCTGCATATCCAAGAACCAGGAGAATGTAATTGTGTATATAGTCAAAAATATGTCTAAATCTGAAGTGTCTATACCTGATTTAAGATTAACTTTATCTTCTGGTGATCAAATTGATTTAGATATGATAAGTTCTAGATTTTATATTGATCAATCTTCAATTCTTAAAGGAATGTTTACTTCTGGTTATCTTAAATGTATTTGTAAAGATGATGGAAGTGGAAAAGTTCAAATCAAAACAGATGTAGAGCCAATTTTATCTAGTCAGTTGAATTCCCCTATAGACATTATAAATGCAGTAAAAAACATGGAAGAAAAACTTGCAAAAAGATTAGATGAAAAAATTAATTCACAACCTCAGATAGATGTTAATGCGATTAATAAAGCTCTTCAAGTTTTGCAATCAATAGCTAATCAAGCAAATTTACAAACAACCAAAGCAGAAAATGTTGATGTTGTTGATGAAAGAGTTGTAAATATTCATGAAAGAACACTTGACAGACTTTCTAATAAAGCTGAATCTAAAGTTAAACATGAAGAGCAAACGACAAATAGTAATGTAAATAAGAATATTGAAGAATTAGAAGGACTGATATGAGTGAGCAAGAAGACGACATGAGCGGTCTCATGAAGCAATTTGAAGAATTATCTAAAGACCCTAATCTTACTATAATTAGTGAAATAATTTACTCTTGGGAAGATTTAGAAAAAATGTATGGCACTGAGTATGTGTTAGAGATGAAGAACAAATTGATAAACCAAAAGGAGAAAGAAAATGAGTAATAGTAGAGCAATAGCAGTAGACGTTGGTACTATGTTTTTTCAAGTTGCAGAACTGGTTAATGGACAGACTGTTGTAAAAAATACTCGAAATGCTTTTGTTGAATTACCAACAACAGATGATGTTGAAGAAACTCTTAAAACAAATGGTTGGCAATATATTAAAGATGGCAACAATTATTATGTAGTTGGAGATGACTGTATAAAAGTTGCAAATATTTTTCCCGGCAAAGTCGAAGTTCGTAGGCCGATGGCTGATGGAGTTTTAAACAAAAATGAAGATAAAAAATTGGTTGTATTAGCTGAACTGGTTAAGGCTTCTATTGGACAAGCTCCTGATGATAAGTCTTGGGTTTGCATATGCGTAAGCTCTGAGTCTGTTGACAGTTCCGTTGATTCAACTTTTCATAAAAACAGATTAACTGCTTTGTTTACAAGGCTTGGTTGGAAAGTCAAGGTCTTGGAAGAAGCTCATGCAGTCGTTTTGAGCGAGCGCCCAACAATGGTTGAAGAAGATGGCACGATAGTCCCTTATTCAGGCATAGGAGTTAGTTTTGGAGCCGGAAGAGTAAACTGTTTGCTTGCTTATAAGGGATTGCCTGTTATAGGCATGTCGGTTGCAAGATCTGGAGATTGGATTGATAAGCAAGTATCAGATCAAACTGGTGTTGCAATTTCGCAGGTAATATCTGCTAAAGAACGTAAACTTGATTTTAATAATTTAGATGATAACGATGATGTTGTTTTTGCTTTAAATGCATATTATGATGCTACGATTGAATATGTTTTTAAGCATTTTGGAAAAAAGTTTCAAGAAGTGAAAAGTCAATTTAACCAGCCTTTAGATATTATTGTTGCAGGCGGAACAAGTATGCCAAAGGGATTTTGCAATAAATTAGAGAAAATAGTAAGAGGATTGAATCTTCCCTTCCAAATAAAGGAAGTTCGACATGCAAAAAATCCTAGAAATGCAGTAGTAGAAGGATTGCTTACTCAGGCCATAATTACGCAGAAAAAAGATTCGATGCCGCAAGATCCTCTTGACAAGATATTATCTTAATGGAAAAATAAATGGCATACACAACACTTTCTCTCGTATATGACATATTGGCTCAATCTATGACATCTGCTACCAATAAAATTGTTAATGGACAACCTGTCCCTTTATGGTCTTTTGGTAAAAGTAAAGATGGAAATGTTATACCGGATGACGTTGTTCTTCAATATATTACTTGGGCAGGAGAACAAATTGATGCGGCTATAAGCGAGTTATATGTTACTCCTTTATGCGAAAAATCTGATTTAGAACTTGTTTTACTTTCTGATATTGATACTTATAATGATACCGTTAGAGTAAATAAAGCGTCTGTTTTAAATCCTGGAGATGTGTTGGTTTTTATAACTGATCTTATAGAAGAAAAACATACGGTTTTATCTGTAATTAATTCTACAGATATAGAGCTTGTAGATCCTTTGCTTGGTATTTACACTATAGAAAATACGAGAATTATTAGAGTAAAATTCCCTTCTACTATTAGTTTGATTTGCGCTCGCTTAGCGGCTGCTAGTATTTATGATAAGTATTTTGCAGCTCAAGCAAACCCAAATATTTCCGATTATGGTAAATCTCTTAGAAAGTGGGCTTTGTCTGATTTGAATGCAATTCTTAATGGAATTATTATTCTTCATGGACAAAAGAGGATAGGAAATCGCTTTTTCAATCCAACGCTTAGAGATAGATACGGTTTGCCTCCTATTGATAAAGATTTGAATGTAAAACTTGAAGGAGGAGATCAATGAGTAATTGCGATGACAAAGGATTTGATAACTTATTAGATCTTATTAAAGATTTGAAAAATTTAGATGGAAGAGATATAAAAGAAACTATTTTTCCCATGCATTCTGTTATTAGTAAAAATCCAAAAGATGCAGAAG